TGTTCCTGTTAACCCTACTATCCGATAACTGTACTGATAAGTTTGCGCTATCATTCCATAGTGATTAATGATTCTTTGGAACATGGTATTTTGGTCATGTGAATTAATATTGTGGGCTTCATCGACAACAATTAAATTAAATCTTATTTTACTAATGTCGCCATTGTCACGAATGTCACTAACCACTGATTGAGGGCTTCCAAATATGATGTTTTTGCTTGTGTTCTTCTCGTTCAGGCCAGAGCAGTAAATACCACAAGTACCACCCTGGTCTTTGTAAGCTTGTGAGTTCTGTTGAATTAGTGTTGAGTTTAGGGTTAGGCATAAAGCTTTAAATCCTGCTTGCTCAATCCATAACAATACTTCAGCTATCATCAAAGATTTACCAGCACCGACTGATGCGGTCACTAGCAATGGATGCGTAGTGGCTTTTAACTTTTGTTTTAATGACTGCACAGCATTGGATTGATAGGGTCTAAGCGTTTTAATCATGTTGGATAAGACGTAACAATAACTATACCATCTGTAATTGGCAAAGGATAAATCGCAGTAGGTTTATCAACTTTCTGATGTTTTTCCCATCCAGTCACAATCCAAAATTTTGAATCCGCAACCGAATATTCTTTCACTAGTTTATTGTGAATCAATGAATTCATCCATGTCTTGATATCATCAAGACTAAAGATATCGGATGGGAATATTTCAGCCTTTAATTGAATCAGTGAAACTGGGTGTACGCCATTATCATCACTAAAATTCCACAAGCCAATAAATAATAATCTTGCCATCACAGGCAATAACATAATTTGTTCACTTGTCCAAAATGATGGTTTTATCGTTCTTGCTCTTGCCACTTAAGCTTCCCCTTTTCTTCTTCTGAAAGTAAGTCATTAATCACTGATATCAAAATATTGATTTTGTCCTCCATGATATCCATTCTTGCGTTCATGGCTTTTAAAATACGAACATTAAGAGCATGTAATTTTTCATCATGAGTCATTCCACATACCCCGCATTCAACTCACTTCTCAAAGCAATCAATTGCAACTGAATCGTATGAAACTTGCGGTCATAACAATATTTAATGTGCGCCAACGCAACCCAGGACATGGCGATGGAGGCAATAAAACCCCCAACGCAGCCTGATAAGAAGATATCCATTTCACTCATGAGTCACCAACAAATCACATAAATCACGGTAAAGATGCTCAATAACTTCTTCAATCTGATATACCAGCAACCCGGTTGATACAAGGTTGCTTTTGATTAATTGCTTTATCTGTTGTTCTAGTGGTGTTATGTCCATATATATTCCTTGAAAATTTGTTAACCGTAACTGGAACTGGAACTGGAACTAGAGCCGTAACCGTAACCGTAACCGTCACCGGAACCGTCACCGGAACCGTAACCGGAACCCTCACCGTCACCGTCACCGTAACCGGAACTGGAGCCGTAACCGTAACCGTCACCGGAACTGGAACTGGAACCGGAACCGTCACCGTAACCGGAACCGTAACCGTAACCGTCCCCGTAACCGGAACCGGAACTGAAACCGTAACCGTAACCGGAACCGGAACTGAAACCGTAACCGTAACCGTCACCGGAACTGGAACTGGAACTGGAACTGGAACTGGAACTGGAACCCTCACCGTCACCGTCACCGGAACCGTAACCGTAACCGGAACCGTAACCGTCACCGGAACCGTCACCGGAACCGTCACCGCAACCGTCACCGTCACCGCAACCCTCACCGTCACCGTCACCGTAACCCTCACCGTCACCGTCACCGTAACCCTCACCGTCACCGTGACCGGAGCTGGAACCGGAACCGTAACCGTGACCGGAGCTGTCTATAACTACTGGGCCCATATTTTAACGTCCGCAATACTCTTTCTGGCTTTCTCAGTGGTATTGATTATTTCAATAACGTTGAAAAGTTCAACGCGGTCAACTTCCACGGGAAACTTGCATTCTTCTGGTTTTGCAACGCCATCAATTGCTAATTGCGATAAACTCGATGCACCACTCCAATACCATAGTCTTCGTGCATTTTTCATTACGATATAATCTTTATCCCTCGACAAAATCTCACCAGCAAACACACCTGCGCTATAGGTTCTAACAATTACATATTCAGATATAACTTCAGAAGTCATTGCTGATTTTTTTATGTAAATTTCGCCGTTTATTTCTATTTCGTTCATTTTATTATCCTTGTTAATTTTTTTAGCCGGAGCCATCGTCAACGCCAGAGCCAGAGCCGCAGCCAGAGCCATGCCCAGAGCCATCACAATGGCCAGAGCCGGAGCCATTACCATAGCCATACCCAGGGCTATAGCCAGAGCCAGAGCCATCGCCATCGCCATGGCCAGAGCCATCACCACAGCCAGAGCCGGAGCCATTACCGGAGCCATAGCAATCGCCATTACCATAGCCATTGCCAGAGCCATGGCCAGAGCCATAGCCATGTCCATCAGTAATTGCCGTCATAAATTATTCACTTCTAAAATGGAATCCCAGAATCATCAAAAGGCAATCCAGTAACGCTATCAATCTTAGAAGCGCCAACCTTAATTGGCACGCTTGTCACGACCATTGGTGTTCCGACTACCGTTTCAAAACCACTTATGGGATGAACTTCTGAAACATAATTTCCTTGGCTAAACGAGCCATCGGCTTGGGACATACTCCACTCGCTGATTTTGATTCCCAAAACCTTACCTTTCATGGGCATTAAGTCTGAAGTGCTTGGAGCATCCCCATGCGTGGGTTTGTGTTGCGTGAGATCGTAAATTCTTTTAAGCATATTAAGCGCGCGATCGGCCGTCTCTTTTTTCGGCTCAAAACATTTGATTTTCTGAAACACTACGCGACCTTTAAAATCCCCCTCAACAATCTGCCAAGAAATTTTGTACCAACTGCCTTTGTCAGTTTGATCAAGAATAAAATCCTTAATTATTGCGGGTGCTTGCGTTCCATCGGGTATTTGAGCAAAAGAACCAACATGGGAAGACTCAGCATCTCCTTTAGGGGTGGAACCATCTGATAATGACCAAAAAGACATTTATAACTCCTTTGATTGATAAAACGGGATGTATTTAGCAACGTCTTCAAAAGACATCGGGACTTCATTCGGCATATTAAATCTGTTCTTACTTACATGACTATCGTTAACGCCGGTAACAATGATTCTGTCATTTGTGGATTTAATCAACGTGCGCCCTGATTCAGTCTCAGAACTAAAGCTTTTTAACCGACAAAACCCAACCATGTCAACGTCGTCAATGTAAACCGAACGACACTTTTCACTGTTCATAATGATAGTGTGGATGTCATAGTCTTCAGCGTCCGGAGCCTTTATTTTAGTAGTGGTCAAGTGCGATACATAAACCACACCCACACCAAGCTCCTGGAATCCATCCATTAGCGCCTTAAATCCACGATGAATAGCTTCAGCCCTCAAAGTGCCAGCACCATAGCCGCCACAAGCGGAATTTAACGTGGCAGGTTTACCGCTCTTGGCGGCTGGTTCGTCAGCAAGGATATGATTAACCACAAGCGTATCAAGCTTAGATAAGCTATCAATCACAATCGTTTTATAAGGAAGTTCCACCCCAAGCTGAAACAGCGCCTGTGCATTTTTCCATACTTCTTTAAAACTCGTAGAAACGGGCAATGCTTCAATGCCCGATAACCCAATCTCCTCGGTCAACAAAAACAAAGGGCTTGGAAACTGTGAAGCAAGCGTGCTTTTCCCAATACCCGGGCGACCATACAAAGTAATTCTTGGCGCTCTCACGCCAGTTTTAATGATGCTTTCGAGTATGCTCATGACGCAGCTCCTATAACCACAGACAATTTCGCAGGCTTGGCTACAATAATCGAGTCAAGAATCTTTTTATCCTGCGCGCTGCCATATAAATACGCCTCACGAATGATTTTTTTGTTAAGTTCATATTTTTGCACTACCGATACAGGGTTGAAACAAGCAGGCAATCGCTTACCTACAACTTCAAATTCTTCTTTGTTCAAACTGTAATTAACACCAGTCTTACAAGTAACCTTGTACCGCTCAAACAAATACGTTTGTTGACCTTCTTTATCATGCCCTATCAACTCACACACCTGTTTTTCGAGCGCCTCTTTAATGCGAAGTAGTTCCGCAACCTGAAACCCAATCAATTCCAAGGCCTTAACCTTGTCAACTATGCAATCCTGCCGTACTTGTTCAGCATCTATATCAAACATTTCATTCTCCTATCGCATCAAAATTGATGAGGCTTTAGTTTGGTTCAAATGATTGACAATGTCAAGCTTTCATCGTAAAATATTTTCACCAATTAAGGAGAGGTAAATGAGATATGAAGGTGATTTATGAAGTTAGATGATGTGCTTGCTTACTATGGAAATTCGTACCAATTTAGGAAGCAGACTAAAATGTCGATAAACAATATTAGAAATTGGCGTCTTTTAGGCTACATACCACCATCAAGTCAAATGAAGCTAGAAAGGTTAACGGAAGGTGCTTTAAAGGCCTGCTTCGAAGATGCGGTGCGCAATGACCTATGAAGATGAGAGGGAGGAGTTTAGGCTGTGGCAATCCATAAGGAAAAACCAAAGCCCATTGGAGCAATCATTTGAAAGGCTAGAGAGGATTATAGAAAATCCTTTCACCCGTGGTTATGATTCTGCTTTTCGTTTGATGGCTCAGTGTTTAATCGAATTAAAGCGCGAGGTAGAGCGAAAATGATGGATAATTTTATGGCCTGGTTTATTAGGTTTGTGCTAGTGGGGTCGTTGCTTGCGGCTACTTGTTGGCCGTTTGTGATGGTTTTTGTGATTTTACATTTTGTTTGCAAATGGTGGTAAGAAATGAAGAAAGCAAAAAAAATACAGAAAGAACATGATGCATTGATTCGCCATGAACTTATGATGTTTGGTGCGCCTGTTTCTCACCCTGTGGTGAAGGAGCCAAAAGAGGTTACAAAGGATGTGGATAAAGGGGCTAAGCCGTGATTGATTCCGAAAAGCTTATCGCCTGGCTAAAGAGAGAGCGTGGTGAAATGCTTATTCTTCATGAAGCGATGGGGTGGGAATCTGCGTATGGGGCGGCTAGTATGCTTGGTGTGGTGATAGCTTATGTTGAATTGGAGGTAACGAAGAATGAGCCTTGATGTTTGGTTAGAGCACCCACGTTGCACGGCGTGTGAGCGGACAGGTGAGCCTGTATTAGAGTACAGCTCAACGTATAACGTTTCAAAAATGTGGTACGTGCTATTCCCGAAACACACTAGTTTTTGCCCAATTGATAGTTGCTTAGCAAAAGACGTAATACCTATGATGCAAGAAGGTGTCCAGCTTGCAGTCGCTAATCGCAAGGAACTGGAAGCGATGAACCCTGTTAATGGCTGGGGTAGCTATGAAACTTTTCTAAAGTTCCTTAGAAACATTCTTGCAGCGTCACAAGACCACCCTGATTTAATTTGGAGGACAGACCGATGATAGATGAAAAAGAAGCGAAAGAAATGTTGCTGGATAATGCTAAAAAGCAACTACAGGAAATCCGGCAAGCCACGGTAGATATGCGCGAAGCACTGAAAACAAAGGATGAGGAACAGATTAAATTTGTGATTGCGACTGTGCGCCTGGTTCATGAGTTTTTGTTTATGGAAGCGCCACAGACGGCGGCTAAAGCTGTGTTGCAGAAGAAGTATGAGCATTAACAAATTGTATTAATGACTAGAAAATCGATCAAGATTTAGATAAGATGACGGCTGGCAGGTATGTCTGTACCTTCCAGCCGGAGTGTATTCACACGTCGGCAATACAACCTACTCAAGAGGTCATAATGCCAAAAATAATACCACAAACTCCCCCGTTGTTCACTAAAATTAACATCAAAAAGAAGACAGCAAAAAAAATTCATTTTCTTCAGAAAAGCTTTGAAAGATTCACCGCGTACTTATGCCTAAAATGTCCTGATAACCCAGAGCGACAACAAGCAATCTATCGTATGCAGGAAGCTTGTGTTTGGTTTTGTCGATCTATTGCCAATAAAGATTTTAAACCTGAAGAAATAATTATTGAGCAAGAAGGACACCCTATTACTATTGGACCAACACCAGAAGAGATAGCAGAACAAGAAGCTGATCAGCAAGCATGGTTAAAAGCACATACATTAACGCCATCCCCAGTTAATCCTGTGGTAATTATTAAGAAACGTAAAATTTAATTGGATTAAATAAATGAAATTAAAAGAAAAGAAAAATTATAAGAACTTAGTTGTTTGGATTGATAAAAAAATTCCTCCGATGTGTAGTTTCGAACATTGTATATGGGGGACAATTTTAGAAAAAATAAAAGAAAAATCACGATCGGCTTTATCACTAGACGAAATATTTGAATCATTTACATTTAAAAGAAAAGAAAGATTTATGATCATTTCTGGTCTAATAAAGAAAAAAGTTATAAAAAGAGAGAAAATAAATGAACTATCACATAAATATACATGCATAGAAAATTCTTATTACGACAGGATATATCCATCAATAACAAGAAAAGAAAGATACCAACTAATAAAAAAATTTAGTTAAAAAATGCCCCAACCATGGGGCATACTAAAACGGTAAAGCATCCTAAAAACCGCACTTTGGTCAGTGCGCATAGTTTAATGGATGCTTATTTATTGTCAATAGTTAAAGGGCAGAAAATGAGTACTAATGATAAACAATATACAATCGAACAATACAAATTGAATTACCGCGCATGCATTCCTTTTTACATTCTTTTAGATCCAGATCTGTCTCTCAACGAAATACGTCTTTACGGTTTAATCGAACAACTAGAATCCTCCAGTAAAGATGTCTTTATATCAGATAGGAAATTTGCAGAAATCCTTGGTATTTCACATGAATCAAATAAAATCCAAAAAATGAAACGCAATTTAGTAAAGAAAAATTATATAAAGCGAGAATTACGCCTTGTAACAATTGGCAAAAGAAAAGCTGAAATGCATTGCTGGAACACGGCTAAAGGCCTGTTGGTAGAAAATAATACAGGCACAGTCCATGAAGGACACCCCCAGAAAGAAAATAATACATGCACAGTCCCACAGAGACCGACCCCCCCAGTCCCTGTGGGACCGACCCCCCCAGTCCCTGTGGGACCGATATGTAATGCCCTTAATATTAAAGCCCTTAAATCTATAACTACTACTACAGCCCACCCCCCAGCCGAACCCCAAAAATCCGTCTCCGACCCCGTAGTAGTCGTAGTATTAAATTCTCAAAAGATAACAAACCAACTACTAACCGCTTTCCGTGATAACCCCGTAGAAACAGACAAGATAAAAACCGAAGAAGAATTTCTATCAGCATGTGAATATTCAATCGTTCATCGCAACGATGGAAACACGGGGGATCCAATTGACGAAATGCAAAGAGTTAGGGGCATTATTAAGCTCGTTAAGTTAGGAACCTTCGAGAACCCGAAAGGGTGGACGAATAAATCAAAGGTAAGCCAAGAGCAGATTAATGATCGAATGAGATTGCAAGAAGAGGCTTCTATCAAAAAATGGAACGAAGAAGAAAAGGTGCGTGAAGTAGAGCGCAAACGAAAAATGAAAATGCCTGTAACAATTGACCTGGTAGAACAGAAAGACGTGAAACGATTAGGAGGGGTTTTGGCTGGATTGCCGATGTTGCGACATTGACATGTACCAACCCCAACAATCTTTCCAAGACTTTGCAAAATCAAAAGGGATCCACTTACTGAAAGACGATATTGTTTTTATAAAGAAGTGTTTGCTTCTAGTGCCATACAACACAAGAAGAAGCACCCTAGAAACTTACTCGAGCCAATGGTTGTCAGGAATAGGGTGTAGTGATATCGTTCATTTGCGCCAGAACAAAGGGCGGTTTAAAGCAAATACATACCTGAGGGAGTTGGTGGAAAATGGCTATCGGAATTGTGAAATGGTTTAATGATCAAAAAGGATACGGATTTATCGAATCAGAAAATAAAGATTATTTTGTGCACTTCAAAGCGATTCAGGGCGATGGTTTTAAAACGCTGAAAGAAGGTAGCAAAGTTGAGTTTGTTTCTAAGAAGGGTTTAAAGGGCATGGAAGCGCATGAAGTGAAGGTTGTTAGCTGAGTAACTATTTTTGATTTGTGTTGAATGTAGGTGCTTAAAAATCGTTTTTAGAGGGGTATTATTATGGCAGTTAAAAAAGATTTATCGGAAACAAGAACATTAAAGAGAACTGGCCGAGTCGGCGAGATAGTGACAGATGATTATCGAAAGGCAAATATCAAAGCCGCAGAAAAAATTATAAAGCAAAATAAACCCGCAGGAATAATTGTTAAGTCTTTAAGTGAAAGTCGTGCAACGCCTGAATTAACGCGAAAAAATCTTAAGACCTCAGAAGCGGATAAAATAAAAGTTGTCGCAGCCGCCAAGAATAGAATTTCCGAACTTAAAGCTAGAAAAAAATAAGCAAAGAAGCATATGACAAGCTAGTAGTTCAATCGGTAGAACTGCGATATAACCAAACGTGGAAGATGCGAGTTCGAGTCTCGTCTAGTTTGTCGCCAGGTTATCCGCCATTTTAGAGGTGTTAATGAGTATTCTGGACGAAGCAAAGAAGATCTTAGAACACAGAGGCGCTGAATACGGGGATGTTAACGTGTCGTTTTCACGAATTGCTAAAATGTGGACAGGCTATCTCGGATGGGATATCAGCGCGCATGACGTGGCGAATATGATGATTTTGTTAAAAGTCTCGCGAATGAAGAAAAAGTATAGCGAAGATAGCGCACTCGATGTTATAGGCTACAGCGTGTGCGCTTCGAATTTGCTTGAATAATTTATGACAGCCCGTAGCTCAGTTGGTAGAGCATTATCTCATAGAGCGCCGCGTTTTAGTTCGGCAGGTCGCAAGTTCAAGTCTTGCCGGGTTGTCGCCATTTAACCACCCATTCATCTTCAGGCGTGCCTGGGCGGCTTACAATTGTTGGTACGTCTGCAAACCTTGCTAAATCGATGGGTGACGGCTCAAATCTAGGTTCAACTAGCTCGGGCCCCTCTTTAAGCTTTCGTTTCTCTTTTGCTACTACCGCGTTGACTTTTTTCATTTTTTAAACTCCTGTATAAAGTCGATAGTTGAGAAATTACTATATTCCAATCTGGATCGCAAAACCTGTATGTTTTATTACCGAGCACAATTAATATCCGCGGTTCACCAAAATAAACCCTGTCATTTGCAATGTTAAGCCAATAAAACGCGCCCAATGCCTCAATGGAATTGCATTGTTGCTTTACAGTTTCATACTCATGATTCGACGGCATTTGGTTTACCCCATGGGTTTATTTTGCGCTTGATTGAAACTTCTTCGCGGTCAATGACGATGTTGGGTGGTGCTTCAAAGCCTAATCTTACTAATCCACCATGACCGACATCAGTTATTGTCAATATGATATCGTTCCCTATTTTTACTTTCTGCCCTTTATATCGCCCGAGAACCAGCATCAAACCTCCTCCATCATTCTACGAATATCTTTAACCGCCAGGGCCATGTTTGCAAGTAGTAGCTCTATTGTTTCTAACGCGTCGCATAGTCTTTGTTGTTCTTTAGTCATTACCAGTCCTCCCTGTCTTCACGGCATTCTTCATAGCCTTTTACGAAACCATGATCGTAAGCCCATTGCAGCACCTCAATTAATTGCTTTTCGTCAAATGTTCCGTCTTCGTTTTTGCAATCTTCTATGTATTCTTTAGCTAGTTCTTCTTTCATGATTCTATACTCGCTCTTGTTTAACCTGGCGCATTACGCGCCAAGTAATTGATATGGTTTATCCCACTTTCCAATATGCAGATTAAAATAATAATTTGGAATTGATCCGTAGTCCGAATTTTCACTAACCGTGACTTGCATTTTAACAGCGTTTACTATTTCTATTATTTTTAATAAAAAGTTCTTGGCTTTTTCGTTATTTTTCCAATTTTTTTCTATGTTAAAATGAGTGAGTTGTTCGTAGTCTGTGCCAAAATTAATACTTGACTGCATTACAGCAATTCTTAATTCCGTTGAATGCCGAGTGACGACTGAAAATTTTACGGTTGGGAACTCTTTCTTGAGTGCTTGTTTGACTTGCTTTGTTGTTGCTGCGCTAATTAATGGCATTTTCTAATCCTTTGTTTGTTACCCGAAGCCCAGTTGCCGCGGGAATTTATGTAATTATTATATTTGACCGTCTATAATGCTTTGTCGAGCAAAAGATATTTGATCTTTTAGCTCATTAACTATTTCATCGACAAGATGTAGAGACAAAAACGGAATCCTTGGCTCGCCCAAAATTCGACGCAACATTTTCATTGCGTTTATTTCTGTAGCTATTTCGCCCGGATCAATTTCATACGTAAAAAAATCCACGTACTCAAGAGTATCAATCACATATTTTTTTACAAAAAGTTGTTGTTCAGTCATTTTTTAATCCTTTGTTTATTACCCGAGGCCCAGTTGCCGCGGTATGTGTGTAGTATATCATTTATTTAGCCTGTGTCAAGTATTTGGGTATAATTATTTTATAGTCACTGTGATATTGATAATCATATAATGATATTATTAGAGTTATCCCCACTTTTTGTTGATAACTATTTTGAAATACACGGGCTCGCTTGACGATATACACGCAATCAATGCATACTTAGACAAAGTACAAGCATTTATTATTAACTTAAAACATCAACACGGTATTATATGACATCACCTGTATCACGCTGCACTTGTTGTTCCGGTCGTAAGACTGTGCTTGGTTTGGGCGGATTGCTTAAGCCTTGTAGAGAGTGTAAGGGCGTGGGTTATGTTAGCGTTGTTGATGATAAAAAGCGAAAGAAATAATGACGGATTGGCATAACGGCAGTAGCGACTGGGATTTTTACAATCTAATACATCTTGATGAGATAAATCAAAAAGATGCTGCTATTCCGCGCGCGCATTATACAACCGAGATGGCGATCAAGGTTTGCACAGTCATCTCGGTTGATGCTAGATCGCTCAAACAAATCTGTGCTAGCAATCCTGATTTTCCAGATGAAAAAATTATACATAGATGGCGCGTTTACTACCCTGCTTTTGCAAAAAACTTCAATGCTGCAAAGAAATGTCAAGCGCAAATATTAGTTGACGAAATAATTGAGCTTGTTGACGATCCCGCAAACTGCGAACCAGAAATATTGAATTGGTCCAAGTCAAGAGTGTCTGCGCGGCAGTGGCTTGCGACTAAGCTACTACCCAAAATTTATGGCGACAAGCAGCAAGTAGAAACAGTAACTACAGAAAACACAGAATTAAAAGCTGAACTATCAGCATTGAGAGCTAAGCTAGCAGAGCAAGCAAAGAGTGAGTATTGATTTAGAGCGCGAGCAACTAGCAGCAACGCTAAAAGGCTCACTACTAGAGTTTACAAAAACGTTTTACCCACTCCTCACGCAACGCCACTTTATCTTATCAAACCCCCTGGGCCGCGAATCACACATAATTACAATCTGTAGAGCACTAACACAATGCGCTCGACTTGAGATTCCAAACCACAGATTGATGATTAATGTCCCACCCGGACACGGCAAATCATTGCTTGTATGTATGTGGATTGCGTGGACTATAGCTAACTATCCAGACTCGCGCTTTTTGTATATATCATATAGCAAGGACTTAGCAACATCGCACACGTCAACAATACGCGATATTGTATCACTGCCTCACTATCGCTACTTATTTGATATACACGTTAAGCACGACTCAAAAGCAAAAGACGCGTGGAAAACAACAAGCGGCGCTGAAGTATCAGCTTTCGGAGCTGCGGGCGCAATCACCGGACGTGACGCTGGGCTGCCGGGGCTTGATAGATTTTCCGGCGGCGTTGTATGTGATGATATGCATAAGCCAACAGAGGTTCATTCTGATACAATTCGCGAATCCGTTATACAGAATTACAAGCAAACTATTAAGCAAAGACCACGTGGCGTAAACGTCCCAATTGTTTTTATTGGTCAACGACTGCATGAGGGTGACCTGCCGGCCTACTTGTTGAGTGGCGATGATGGTTATGAATGGCATAGAGTTATACTTAAGTCACTCGACGAAAACAACAATGCGCTATATCCCGAAGCTTTTCCGCTCGCAATGCTTAAAAATAGTCAAGCTACGGATATCTACACGTTTGCATCGCAGCATCAACAAGACCCACAACCCGCGGGCGGCTCACTATTTAAACCTGACTGGTTTGTACAACTAGACTTTGAGCCGACAATTTTACTCACGTTTATCACTGCAGACACAGCAGAGACAGACAAAAGTTATAACGATGCAACGGTATTTAGCTTTTGGGGCATGTACGAGATTGAAACGCTTGGTGTCAAAACTGGACAAATGGGGCTGCATTGGCTGGATTGCGCGGAATTGCGGATAGAGCCTAAAGACCTGGAGTCAGCGTTTATGGATTTCTGGCAAGACTGCATGAGGCATTCTGTACCCCCTTTGTTAGCGGCGATCGAAAAAAAATCTACTGGCGTCACATTAGTATCAACGCTTAAAGATTTGCGGGGCATACAGATACGCGACATTGATAGAACGCGCGCATCAGGCAGTAAGACACAACGCTTTTTAGCGATACAACCGCACATCGCAGCAAAAAAGATATCGTTTACAAAAGGCGCGCGGCACGTAGATATGTGTACGCTACATATGAGTAAGATTACTGCTAATGATACTCACAGACACGACGATATTGCAGATACGTGCGCTGATGCTATCAAAATTGCACTAATTGACAAACTAATTAATCCAAGCACTAAACAAAATGATAAACTTGCTGCTAAACTCATGTCTAAGCAAAACGCTATCAATCGTGTTAAGGATCGAGTATATGGCCGTTTCTAAATCCGTTCAGGATGAGCTAAAAAGAATCAAAGAGAATATATCAATCAGCTATTTTTACTTTAAAGATAACGTCAATCGCTATCACGATTACAGACGCTTTGTTTTTGACACGTCGATTAATCAAGATCAAAAAGCCGTGCTGCAATCTCAAAACAAACCCGTCATTGAGTTCAATATCCTCGAAGCTTACATATCACGATTGCTGGGTGAGTTCGCGAAACATGAGCCGTCAATTGAAGTAACCCCGAGTGAGGGCGTACCCGTACCCACTCAAGTCATTGAAACCGTCGAAGGCTTTATTCGTCACATCGTCTACGAAGCTAACAAAAACTCAATGTCGTACGAGGTTTACAAGGACTTATTATCAGGCGGGTTTTCAGTTATCAAAGTGTGGACTGAATACGCTAGTCAAATGTCAATGAAGCAAGTCATCCGCACAGGCCGAGCTTTTGACCCCACCATGTGCGGCTTTGACCCGATGGCACGATTCAGTCACAAGGGCGATGGACAATATAGTTTTGAGCTATACCCGCTTACTGAAACTGATTTTAAACGGCAATTTCCGAAAGCTGATAGAGCACAAATGGGGTTTGCAAAACACTTGGAAGAGTTTAATTGGTCATATAAGGATGACAAAGGCAATAAAACCGTCCTGGTTGGCGAGTACTTCGAAAAGAAAAAGAAGCGCACGCAGATTATAGAGCTAGCAGATGGCCAGGTTATGCCCCTCAAAGCGTACGAAAAAATGCCCGAGTGGTGGGCGCAACAAGGGTATATTGAGCAAATGCCCATACCCGTGGGGGAACCGCGCTGGTCGGACTTAGAGACTATTTGCAGATACAAGCTCACGGAATGCGAGATACTTGAGTATGAAGAAACGGACTACACATACCTACCTCACATTTTTGTTGACGGTAACTCTATCTTATTGCAACAAGGTACAAGTAATTGCACTTATCAAATGACACGGCCATACGTCTATCACGCGAAGGGCGTGCAGAATCTTAAAAACTTCTCGGGTCAAGCCCTGGCTAACTATCTCGAAAATCTAGTACAGCATAAATTTATCGTTATGAAAGAAGCGCTACCGCAAGAAGAAGACTTCTTACAAGCGCTTACGGATATACAGCACTCTAATACTATTGTTGTTAATGCGTTTGCTGAAAACAATCCCGACAAACAAATACCAACACCTATTCGCGAAGTTGTAAACGTACCCGCACCACCCGAAGTTATGGGTGCATTCCAAGCAACCGACCCAACAACCCAAACAATCTTAGGCAGTTACGCTAGCAACTTAGGTCAAAATGATAATGACCTGTCCGGAAAAGCCGTGATTGAATCTGCAAGCGTTGGTAATAGTGCCGCCATGCCTTACGTGACGGGCTACTTACAAGCGTGGACACAATTGGGTAACGTCATTGTTGACTTGATACCGAAGTACTTCAAAGGCAAGCGTGAAGTGCCCACGGTATCAATGAGCGGCGAAAAAGGTTATCAAAAAGTTAACGATCGCAATCAGCCATATATGAACTACCAGGCCAAAGCTTTGAGCGTCAACATCGAAGCTGGTGTAAATTTCCAAATACAAAAGAACCAGGCTTTGCAACAAATAACAGCACTCATGCAGTCAAGCGAACAGTTCGCGCAGTTCATGAATTCACCTCTCGGCTTACCCGTATTGGTCAAGAATTTGACAGTGTATGGCGCTGATGAGTTGCAAGAAGCGGTACCGCAATATTTGCAGCAACAACAGCAACAGCAAGAGCAGGCTATGCAGATGCAACAAGAGCAAATGCAAAATGACCCCGCTATGTTGCGTGCTAAGGCTGAGATCATGAAGATTCAAGCAAATGCGCAGCAAGACCAGGTCGAGAATCAATTAGCGATTGCGAAACAAGCGACCGAAGACAAGCTCGCAGATGCAAAAATACTTGAAGCAGAAGCAAAGATATCCCAAGCACAAGTAGATAGCGCGATACGCTTAGAAGAAAGCAATACAAGCATTGAGCGTCACGCACTAGATGCAGCCGCAACTATTGCTAAGATTCAAGGCGAAGAACACGTGCAAATGATGAAAGAGCATGGGCATTCATTAGATGCGCGTAGGTTAGAACACGATATCGAACAATCTGAAAAGGAAAAAGAATGACAACACCAAAATACAAAATCAACATGTCACACCTGGAGCAACGCCACAACATAGCTAAACTTCAACGCGATGGCTTTACAAAGGAGCAAATCAGCAAAAGCATGTACAAGTTAACTGAAGGCGCGTGTCAAGAGGTGCGTACTGAATTAATGTCGAAACTGTACGATAGGGCGGAAAAATAATGGCCAAGCTAACCGCAAAGTCTCGCAACACGATACCAAAAAAAGAATTTGGCTTGCCTGGTGAGCGAAAATATCCGATGCCCGACAAGGCCCACGCAGTAGCGGCAAAATCTCGCGCGACGCAAATGGTTAGTGCAGGCAAACTATCGGAATCTAGCAAAGACAAGATTGATGCAAAGGCCAATAAGGTGCTTGGTAAGAAAAAGAAGTAAACTTATTGCGTTGTTGTTATACTAAAAATGAAGCTGTCCAAAACCGGAGAGTATCATGCCCACACTTATGAGAAAAACCATGACCGCGGTAGGCGTTAGTGTAGCTGTAGCTGGATACGGTGTTTCATTTTTTGCTAAACGAACAACTGAAGAACCCGTAAAAGAATTACCAAAGATTGAAGCAACACAAAGCGGCCAAGGCTTGACAAAATAGGCCACTAACCCAATAATCTGTATCACTACGTCGCCACACGACAAACTGGCCGTTTCTTCGCAGCGTATAGCGTTGTTATTCACGGTGACACCGATAAAAGTCAGAGGAAGATTTTATATGACTAATAGTTTAGATACTGAAACACAGGAAAACCCTGTTGATGCGGTAGTAAGCGATGATGGTGACCAGGATAACGCGCAACAAAAAGCGTTTGACAACGAGACGGTTCAAAAGATTGTCGCGCGGGAACGACTCAAAGCTTATGAAAAAGGCAAACAGGAGGCACTCATGCAATTAGAACAGCAAGCACAACCCGAACAGCAACAAGCACCGCAGCAGGCTCAACAAGCGCAATCGAGTCTGGGGGGAATGCAACAGATGTCACAAGATGACATTCAAAGAATGATTGCGGAGCAGATGCCTCAACATTTGCAAAACCACATTAACGAGATGCAAACGAAACAGACGGTCGACTCTTTTGTTAATAAGATGAGAGCGGCTGAAGAAAGGCATCCGGGTTTAGAAACAAAGCTTGAAGAATTGGACTATTCGACGTTATCGCCCGTTATTAAGTTAGCGAACGATATGGAGAATACAGCGGATATTATGGCTGAACTGTTAGATCACCCCATGAAAATGGGTAATTTAACAACACTTATGTATACGCAACCAAAACTGGCTCAAAAGGCTATGCAAGATTTGAGTAATTCAATCAAGCAAAATCAAGCGGCGTTACAGTCCCACGAATCAGTGAATCAACCTATCGGTCAAATGAAACCTTCCGCAAATGCTGGGATAGACAGTGGTGAGATGTCGGTTTCTGATTACAGGAAGATGTTTAAAGCCTGAATCGTACTGGCGTTTGCCATTGTTTATTCCGTGAATCTCACATTTTCGGAGTGTTAATAATGTCAACGCCAACTAATATTCTACAAACCGTCCAACGCTATATGAAAGCTGAATTGGGCTGGTTGTTAAACTCTTTCTATGCTATTCGTGAAACAAACAAACGCTTCAAGAACTTCGAAAAAGAAGTTGGTAACTTGGGCGACACAATCACATTCGACACCACACCACGATTCATCACATACGCTGGTTTGGTTATCACACGACAACCATCTACACAGCGCGTGCAATCGTTAGTTTGCTCACAAGCATTCAACGTATCTAGTGCTTACACCGACCAACAATTCATATTCAACGTTCAAGATTATATGGACAGGTTCGGTAAAGCGGCTATGCTTGAGCTCGGTACTAAAGTTGAAGCGGACGTATTGAAAAATGCTGTATCTGGTGTTCGTATTAACGACCCACAAAACAGCAACTTCGGTTCGTTGCAAACACAATCAGGCCCATTTCGTTTCTACGGTGATGGTACTACACCAATCAACAGCTACACCCAATTGGCTCAAATGGTTGCTAACTTCAATGACTTTGGCGCGGCTAAGGGCAAGTTGCAGTGCGTACTACCAACTGTAAGCATTCCTGCAATCGTCGGAACTGGTTTAAACCAATTCGCAACTGCACGAAACAATGAAACTGCAATGAGCTGGGAACTTGGCCCATTTGCTGGTTGTGACTGGTATACATCTAACTTGTTACCGACTCACATATCAGGAACCATTGGGGATGCTGCTGGTCCTAACAACATCATGACCGTTGTTTCTGTTAACGACCCCACAGGTGAAAACGTAACAACAATTACATTCACAGAACCCACTGGTTCAAATGATGCTAACGCTATTAAAGCTGGTGATTTATTCCAGTTTAATGATGGTGTTTCCGGCAAGCCAAACTTGCGTTTCTTGACTTTCATTGGTCACGAAGTATCACAACAACCCGTACAATTCAGAGCAATCGCGGACGCTGCTACCTCCCTAGGTACAGTTACTGTTTCATTGCAAACAATTAACGGCGTTGGCTTGGTATGGTCACAGAATCAAAACCAAAACTTAAACAACGCACTTTCAGCGGGCATGACTGTAACACCGCTGCCTTCGCATCGTGCTGGCTTGATTCATTCTGGTGACCAGTTCTACCTGGCTATGCCACAACTGCCAAACGAAAGTCCTTTCACAACTGTAAGCGAACAAGATAGAGAGTCAGGTGCTTCATTGCGTCATTACTTCGGTTCTCAATTTGGGCAAAACGTTCGTGCTTATGTTCGGGACGAAATTCACGGTAGCTGTTTGGTGCCAGAAAATAGTATGCGAGTCATTTTCCCAATGTAGTTTACATGCAGGGTAGCAATACCCTGCTAACCATCATTTATGAGGAATTAATCATGCCAGTAACAAGCGATCAATACGGTCAAAGCCCATGGGCATATGCCAACGGTTTAGGTTTAAGTAACGATGCTGCCTTACCAAACTTTGTTATAGATGTCGCCCCGGGATCTATTTTGGATTCAACAGGCGTATATCAATTAGAATTAAATAGTCCACTAGCGGTAAACGGCTCAATAGTAGGCCTTAACGGCTTGGACCAAGGTGTACGTCTTGCAAGCAAAGTTTATTCGGTTTACTTGGTTGCTGATCCAGTTACACAACTACCAACAGGCGCAATATTATCTTTGTCAGCAACTGCACCTTTGCTTCCATTTGGATACAGCGCATTCAAACACATTGGTTATGCGGTAACTGATGCCTCGATCAATTTCCTCAAAGGACATTGGACAGCTGGCAATAGTACTTCACGCCTGTTCATGTTTGACGCACCACAAGCCACAGCCATAACAGCAGGTGCCGCGGTTACATCAACACCCGTTGCACTAACCGCTTTAGTGCCAGCCGTAAACAACCTGCCTGTATGGTTCGCTACTGCCGCCACTGGTTCTGCTGCAAGTCGCGTATTGTCTTTAACACCCGGCAATGCCGTTGGTACCGCAGTTAAAATAACTAGCCAAGTAGCTGCAGTAGTGGTTACTTCTAATTCACTTGTGTTATCGCAGTTGGTTAATAGTGCCCCCACTATTAATTACATGTGGTCTGCTGGTGGTGGCGATGCCGTTGCTATTAATGTTGCTGGCTTTGAGTTCCGCATCTAGTTAAAAGAAGGATTAAGCAATGGCCTATTCAGCATTGAAATTAATAACTAACGCTTACTACCTATCACAGGTAGTAAGCCGAGAACTCCAAACCCTTAGCGGCACACAAGCCTCAGATGGACTAGAGCTATTAAATGCATTGCTGGATTTTAAAAGCACAGACCTGCGCTTAATCCCTTATTTTAAAAGGGATTCGTTCCCTACTATTAACGGGGTCGAAGAATACTATCGGCCCGGTTTGCTTCAAGTGGACTCGATGACGTTTAACATCGGAACTGTCCGGTACCCAATGCGCGAAATGGCGCGACGAGATTACTTTGCTACAGGACGCGTGGATAACATCACAAACCTACCATGGTCCTATCGGCAAGAAAGAGAATTAGGTGGTACAAGACTTTATATGTACTTCCTCCCAGGTGATGTCTATACCGTGAAAATATCCGGTAAGTTCGCCTTGGAAAATGTCACACTCATGCAAGATATGTCGTTAACATACGATGCCTATTACATAGAATACCTACGCTTTGCATTGGCAAACTATATCTGCGGTGAATACGGCGCAACATTCCCAGACCAATCAGCTATGAAACTGCAAGAACTACAAAAGAAACTCATGGATGTTAACCCGCCTGATTTGAGAGTTCGAGGAAAGTCGTACTTTAATAGTTCACCAAGTCTAGATTGGCAGCAGGTGAATCTGGGATTGGGCTGGACGCCATAAATTTGTAAGTATTGTTTAAAGTTTATCCCGAATAATAAGGACAATCCATGCCAGCACCACTAGCCCAGCAAGACATTAAAGAGCTTCCCCTAGGCCTAGTAGGCAGCAACAAGTTCGGTCGCTATAGCAAAATCTCCGCTGAACAAACTGTAAACTTTATTATCAGTGACGATGCCCTCGTGCCCTACGCCGGGTACAAGGCCGTTGTCCTGCAATCAGCATCTTCAGAAGGACGTGGCATTTACTCAAGCTCAAGGGGCAATTTAATGATTGCCGTTTGGGGCTCGGCCGTTTATCGCATTACGCAAGGATTGGTAGCTGATTTAGTTGGTAATCTCGGTTCATCGTCTGGTGATGTTTACATGTCAGAGAACAACAATGGCGAGATAGCTATTTCCGATGGAACCGCTAATACACTGTATGTTGTGACGTGGGCTGGCCCTGGTGGCGTTGTACTTCCTTTGCCAAGCTTTGCAACGGTAACACTTCCATTTGTCAAAAGCCCTGGATACATATCATTCCAAAACGGCCAATTTATACTTGTTAACCAAGGTACAACGAACTGGTATTTGTCTGGATTCAATGACGCGAAAACAGTGGGTGTTAAAGGCTGGGGCACACTTGGATATCAGGTTGGCTCCTTGCAATCTAAGCCTGATACCGTGCAAGCAGCCGTTCCTATTCCTGGCGGTGGTAACAACATGCTGCTATTCGGGCACACCGTTGCCGAACCCTGGAACTATACAGGCGGCGCGTTGTTTCCGTTTCAACGCTATTCAACCAACAACATTGACTATGGGTGTTTGAATCCTTCTAGTATTGCGGCATTAGACAATTACATTGTTTGGCTATCGGCTAACGAGCAGTCGGGTGCAACAGTTATGATTTACTCGGGCACGTCTGCCAAATCCATATCTACCGACGGTATCGATTTTAAGTTGGCAGGATTAACAAACCCCAATAACTGCACAGGCTTTCTGTATCGCCAAGATGGACACGTTCTTTATCAATTCACGTTCCCGGACAACAATCTTAGCTACATATACGATATTAATACGGGCGCATTCTTTACTGTTACCGATGAAAATCTTAATTACCATGTTGCTCGAAACGTAGTTTACTTTAATGGCAATTATTATTTCGTTTCATTGAACGGCGGAAACCTTTATCAGTTTGGAACACAATATACGAACGCTGATTATGGGCCTGGTATGGTTCACGTCATTCCGAGGATTCGCGTACTCCCACCCATGAGATTGCCTTCTCAACGCATGTTTATTCTTAAAAGCCTTGGGTTTACGATTGAGAATGGGCAGCCAAACACGATTACAACTTACCCTGGATTAACTGAACAACAAGGGGGCGAACTGTCTACCGAGGGGGTTATCCAGATTGCCACTGAAGGCGGCGTAGTGCTTGCTACAGA